ATGAGCAGAGCACTTAACAAACTGAGCGATACACAGCTGAGGAAAATCAACGGCACACCCGCCCAAAAAACAGCCTTTCTTAATGACGGTGGAAACCTGAGCGTCAGGCATTCAACCAGCGGCCTTTTAACCTGGTATTTCACCTACAGGGCCGGAACGGGAAGGGGAGCACGACCGGAACGGATTAAGCTGGGAAATTATCCTGATCTGAGTCTGAAAGCTGCCAGGGAAAAAGCGGCACAGTGTCGCGCTTGGCTTGCTGAGGGGAAAAATCCACGTCATGAGATGAATTACACCGTACAGAAAGCGTTAAAGCCCGTAACGGTTGGCGATGCGCTTACCTACTGGCTTGAGTCTTACGTAAAGGAAAACCGCGTGGATTATGCCGCCCTGAAAAAGCGCCTTAATAATCACGTAATACAGCACATTGGTGCTATGCCGCTGGATAAATGCGAGCTACGGCACTGGCTGGCCTGTTTTGACCAGGTGGCAAAGCGAACGCCTGTTACTGCCGGATTCTTGCTACAGACGTGCAAACAGGCGCTTAAGTTCTGCCGGAGGCGGCGCTATGCAATCAGCAACGTTCTTGATGATATGAGTGTGGCGGACGTTGGGAAAAAACCGGATATAAGCGAGCGTGTCTTAAGCACCAAAGAACTTGGCGAATTATTGCAGGCACTGGACAAAAAAATATTTTCCCCTTACTACGTCGCACTAATCCGCCTCCTGATTGTTTTTGGATGCCGGACGGTAGAACTGAGGTTATCGGAGATCAGCGAGTGGGATTTTACCGAAATGCTCTGGACCGTGCCGAAAGAACACAGCAAAACGAAGGTGGCAATATTCCGGCCCATACCGGAAGCAATACTGCCGTTCGTCACGCAGCTGGTGGAGCAGAACAGGCACACGGGCTTATTGCTGGGGGAAGTGAAACAGGAAACAAGCGTGTCGCAGTACGGCAGATTAGCGCACAGGAGGCTAAAACACCCTCACTGGTCACTGCATGACATCCGGCGCACCTTTACAACGATGCTGAACGATTTAGGCGTGGATCCTCACGTCGTGGAGCAGCTTACAGGTCATCAGATGCCAGGGATGCAACGAGTCTATAACCATTCCCGTTATCTGGATGCGAAACGTGACGCGCTGGATATGTGGACGGAGCGGTTAGGGATACTGGCGGGAACACATGAAAACGTAACCACATTGCCAATAGCCAGAGAAATATAATTTTTTTGCGATTTTTCAGGATGCGGACAACGTGAAACAACGAGACACAACGACGAACAACAAGGAACAAAATGGAACAACGGGTTAAAAATCAGCCATCGTAATAACCATTTGATTTTTATAGGTGTACTGTTTTTTTATACACTGGCGAATCACTCTTAAAAATATGTAAAAAAGGCGTAAAAGTAAAATTTTATGCCTTTGCATCATAATGAATTAAAAGAGTTTTTATTCTCATTCCCCCTGCTTCTGTAAAACGACCGCCGCCAGTGTTTGCCATTCCACAAACACCCTGACACAATCCGACACAACCCAACCCAATAATCCACCCAATGACTCTTTAAGAAACAACAAAGGGGGAATTGTGTTAAGCACAGATCGCTTTATACGTGAAAAAGAATGTCAGCAACTTACAGGCCTGAGCCGCTCATGTCGGTACCGCCTGGAAAAAGCCGGACAATTCCCATCACGGCGTAAGCTGGGCGGTCGTTCCGTTGGCTGGTCTTTATCCGAAGTTCTGGCATGGAAGGACAGCTGCGAGGCAGTTCACTAATCAGGCTGGCGGCACACAGCCGCCACCCATCCACTAATACAGAGATCTAACCATGAATACTGGATATTCTCCCGAACAAGGGCGGGGCTTCGTTCGTCCTGAAAAACAGAATCTGCAAAATTTTGCCGAAATTATTCCGGTTATTTCCGGCCTTACTGGCGGGAGTGAAACCAATATTGTTAACGCCAGAGCGTTGCAGATGTTTGATGATAAAAAGGGAGTAAATTTAACTTACACCCCTGACGGCAATCAGAATATGAGCATTATCTCTGAGTCAGGTTTCTACAAACTAATAAAAACAAAAAGCGCCCCGTTGCCGGAGCGCCTTTGTGAACAATTAACCTACTGCGCAAAAAATGAATCTGAGCAGTGGGATTATATCAACCATGTGGAGAAGCGCCACAATTGCCGAATAACGGGCAAAACAAAGGCCACCCGCTACGGTGGCCCCTCGACACAAGCTACACGTTATCCCCAACGCATGAGCATTGCCAACAATGCCACATTTGCGGCTGGTGGGCAATGCAATCAGTCTGGTTCAGTTCGTTGCCATACCTGCAATGAGCGCTTTTCCCTGTACTCTTTAAGGAATTGCTCAAGGGCAAAAGCACATGGCGCGAATCTTTCTGATTCATGCTCTATCTTTCTGCGCCGTCTTTTCCGTGCCGGTGATAATGTTTTGGTCAATTCTTTATCGGTCATTGTGTTGTCCTGCATAGCAATGCGCCGTAGTTACTCACACCACGGCGCTGGTGATGGTTACTCCTGCTCTTTGGCCTTGCGACGCTGGCGGCGTTTGATCTCACCTTTAACGGCAGTAACTATAAATTGCGCCTTGCTTTCACCTTCATCTAAATTTTTTCTAAGTCTGCAACAACATCATGCGGGAATCTGGCATTTAACTGTTGCGACTTATTATTTGTTGAACCTGTTGCCATTACTGAATCCTCTCTAAGTTGGTGCGATTCAGTATACACAAAAAAAATTTCAGAGAAAGACTTGAAGTGCGATTCACTTACTGATAGGTTAAAAACGAATGGTGCGATGCACCAAACAACAACGCCCCGCAGTGGTGGCACACATGCAGGGCGTCTAACCACCAACGATAGCGAAAGTATCGAGGTAGCTATGAGAAATCATACCATACACCCGCAAGGGCGGGACTCGCACAACCTGAATAAATACATCTGGCGTTTTATCGCCCTGAGCACGGCACAACCGCGCGTGATTACCATTGAGGCCACCAGCGAACAGGAAGCACGCCAGCAATCTCCGGCTGGCTGCGTGATGGTATTTGCTGCCCGTATTCGTCAGGGGGTAGGCTTATGAGCCAGGAAATCACACTACAACAGGCAGCAGAACGCGCCCACCAAATCGAAGTTATTTGCGCACTGGCAGAGGATTACCCTGGCATGATGACCGACAGCGAATCAGGGGCAATCATCGGCTTACTTAAACGCCTTAGCGGTGAGGTCTGCGTATTCCTGAGCGATGAACAGGAAAGAAGAACGCTTATTTCTAACGAAAAAAAATGCGGAGGGGTACATGTGCAATAAAACCACACCGGACGCAGCCGCCGCCGCGCTCACTACGCTGATGCACGCGCTTATTGATATTTCTGTTATTGCTGACAGGGCGCATAAACACGCAGCCAGAGAATCAGAATGCATCTTCCATTATTTAACATTTGTGCAGCTAAAAGCCGATCAGGCACTGGATAAGGCCGGAAAAATTATCATGGCTGATGTGCAGGAGGTGCACCATGCATAACCTGTCAATTTCTGACCTTAACAGCATTCAGTTTGACGAGAAATTTACCGGGCAGTTGCTGGTCAATGTGGAGAACGGGCGCATAGTGCGTAATTATCACCTGCCGGATGGTGCAATTGCCGGAAGCGTTGAAGCATTGCTGGAACTGGCGGAACGTGCGCGACTGATTAAGCCGTCAACGAGCCATCACGATGATGATCTGCATTTTACCGGATGTATGGTGAGTCACTACGAAAACGGCGTCGAGGTATCCTGCGAACGGCTGCGTGATGATTGCTGTTTCGGCACACTGCCGGAATTTATCGAGTTGCTGACCAGTTGCGGTTATCAGGTCATTCAGGGGGGTAAACATGCGTGATGATCGTTTTAATTCCCTGAAACAGGAATTTTCCGGCGTTCCTGATGATGCGGCTGATGCGCTTTCGTCAATATCTGAAATTATGCGGGTGGCTTTTTTCTTTCTTTGCACTGATGAGCACAGAGATACAGGGCTAAATATTCTTGATATTGCCGCTAACTATGCTGATTTCGTGACAGAAGCTGTTTTAAGAAAAACAACGGACGGGGATTAATATGCGTGATATTTACCACGAAACAATAGACCGCGCATTTAGTGCCCTTGCTTACGCTGAAGGTATGTACGAAATATTGCGCATATGGCTTGAAACACTTGGCGACAATGAACGCGACAAACAAAAATCAAGAATTGTCACGGCATTAATAACGCTTCTTGAGCCTGTAATAATGGAACTGCAAGAAATAGATCTATTGCACGACAGATATAAAGAACAGCACACCGGAGAATAAAAATAATGAAACTTAAATATTCTGGCTTAACTGCCAGTGGCAACACTCACCCTAAATTTACGCGCGGCGATATTTACCGCGACCAGTACGGCGGCACGGTAATGATTAAGGGCGTGGCGGGACGGTGCGTAACCTACCGCCGTGAAGGTTACGAATATGATTGCGTGATGCCTGTTTATCAGTTCCGGCGTGATTTTTCTCTGGTACAGACCGCGCCGCATAACGTGCCCACCAGCAACGCCAGGGCACGGGCAAACATCCAGAAGCTGAAAACCATGATTAACGGATTCAGGGGCAAGAAATGAAAAGCGCACCGAACTTAAAAAAACAGCCTTACGACAAGATGACCGAAGTCATTATTTTTGCGGGTAGTGATGCCTGGGCACATGCGAAACAGTGGCAGGAACAGGACGGGCGACTGGCTGGCGATAATGTGCCTCCCGTTGTGCTGGCTGATGATCAACTGGATGAACTGGCAGACCTGAGAATCATCGACGAGGGGCGCTATTGTGTCCGGCTGTACAAGGCAGGCCACATCAGGCCATCAAATATTAATGCCATTGCGCACAAGCTGGCAGCGGCAGGTGTACAGGATGCGAATTACTACCCCGATGGGATGCACAGCCAGAAGCGGGAGAACTGGCGCGAATATCTGGAACGGGAGCGCGGGGAAAAGCAGGAAGAAAAAGGCCACCAGCGCAAAACAAAGCTACCGATGAGCGTTGGTTCTGCCGGATATGACACGCAACTGGATTACGTGGTTAAGGGGATTATTCCGGCGGTATCGCTTTGCAGCATATACGGGGCGAGCGGTTCCTATAAATCGTTCCTTGCGGGTTCGTGGGCGTGTCACGTTTCCACGGGCCGCCAGTGGGGAGGCCGCAGGGTGGCGCATGGCGCTGTTCTCTATGTGGTTGGTGAAGGCGGTATCGGCGTTCCGCGTCGTGTAAAAGCCTGGGAGGTTGTGCACGGTGAGCAGGTGAAAAATCTTTACCTTGTAAACCGTCCCATCTTTCCGGCTGCCCCGCTTGATGTTGATGAAATGGTTATCGCTGCCCGTCAGGTGGAGCGGGAAACGGGTAAACCTGTTCGAATGATTATTCTGGATACGCTGGCGCGCTGCTTTGGCGGCAATGATGAAAATGACTCCCGTGATATGGGGACGTTTATCCGTGGGTGTGACGAACTGAAACGACGCACAGGGGCCACGGTGCTGGTGGTTCACCATTCCGGCAAGGATGAGACGAAAGGCGCGCGCGGTTCCAGTGCATTTCGTGCTTCGCTGGATGCTGAATACCGGATACGCAGGGAGGACGCAGGAAGCGAAGCGCTGGTTATCTCATGCACCAAAATGAAGGACGCGGAGGAACTCAAAGAAGCCGCATATGACTTACGCGTGGTGGAGCTTTTTACCGACGCTGACGGGGAGTTAATCACGTCGCTGGTGGTGGTGGATAAGCCGCGCCCTCCCGTTGAACTGGAGCGCATCGAGGAGGCAGGGAACAAGACGGAGAATCACGCCGCGCTATGGCAGTGCATCAGAACACGAACAGCACACGGGGAGGCGTGCACTATCGCCCTTCTCCGCGACGATATGAAAAAGCTGGGGTATGAGATGAAGCACTTCCGGCGCTGGCTGTACAAGCTGGAAAATGATGGCGTAATCGTTATTGACGGTGATGACGTGCGCCCGCTGTAAAAAGTGGGGAGTAAAAGTGGGGAGAGTGGGGAATTTAACAAAATTGAAACATAATTACCCACTTTCCCACCTGTATATACCCAAAAAAGTGGGGAGTAAAAAATATATTGAAAAACATCACGTTAGAATCACAAAAAGAAGAGGTGGGGAGACGGTGGGTAATTTCAAAAAGTGGGGAGCAAAAGTGGGGAGTAGTGGGGAATGAACAGAAAAACCAGAGATAAGACAGCGCCAAAATATAAAGCGTTAGACATGACAGAGCTTTCCCTAAAGGTGGCAATCAGAACGATAGACCGACACGTAGGGGAAGGATACGCGAAGGAACATCCCGACCTGATAAGCGCATTCATGACCACAGCAGCGGCAAACTTTGCCACGCTGACAGAACGGGAGATTGCCGAAGCGGAACAGGTAACAACCATCAACGTTAAAACCGGAGAGGTGGAATCATGAGCGAACCAAAATTTGGTGAAAAACTTTACAAGCACAACGGACGGATCACGATTCAGCAAATAAGCGCAGCTACACCAGGCTGGTGGGTTGAAACAGACGAAGGATCATCACCCGTGGCATCATGGGCGCTTTGTGTGCTTAGTTACCCTGACCGCGATGTGTATCAGGATATTCTGCCTGTGATATCCACTGACAAAGGCATGAAACCCGTAGACATCAAAAACATGGGTTTTCAGTGCGTAATGCTCACTGAAAAAATGATGGAAGAGATGAAAAAGAACAACGCCGGATCGCTTCACTGAGGTGGCAATATGACAGCACAAATTGCAGCTTACGGGCGCCTGGTGGACGACCCGCTGGTAAAACAGAGCAGCAAGGGCACACCGATGACTCTGGCGCGTATGGCGGTATCGTTGCCATGCAGCCAGGCACATGACGGACAGGCGACGTTATGGTTATCGGTTATCGCATTTGGCAAACAGGCCGATTTCCTGGCTAAACATCAAAAAGGCGATGTTGCCAGCGTATCCGGCACGATGCAGGTAAGCCAGTGGACCGGACAGAACGGGGAAACACGGCAGGGGTATCAGGTTATTGCAGACAGCGTAATCAGTGCCCGTGCGGCACGTCCTGGCGGGAACAGACGCAAAACCACAGGCACACAGGGTAATCAGCCACCAGCGGGAGGCGATGACCCTTACGGTGATGATATTCCGTTCTGAGGGGTGGGGACGATGGTACATGACCGCATAGCGGAAGAGCTGGAGGCGAAAGGCTTTTACCGGAGAGCGTCGGCGCGATGGGGTGAAGTCATGCAGCTGGTGGAGACAGACAAGGAACGGCATCACATCACGATGCGACGGCTGGAATGTTGCAGGAAGGCACAGAGGCCACCGGAGCCACCGGATAATTACGGAGACCTGAAAAAGGCAGTCGATCGCACTTATGCCGAAATGGGGATAGATGGTGCTGGTGATGAAATATGGCGCAATTACCAGGACAGCTAATCACACAGCCGGAGAAATCCGGCTTTTTTTGCACCAGTTGAAACGGTATGGCGCATTACCGGGTTTTCGTCACGGTCTGGCATAGTTACTATCTGAAACAAACAGACACAACAGAGGAAAAAACAATGCCGATGAAATTTGATGAGATATTAAAACAGCGTGATAAATACCATGCTGACAACATGGAGACGATGAGCATCAATGATTACCGCGCATTCCTGGAGACGGGCGCACTGATTGAAAAGGATCAGCATGGTTTTGTGAGATGTGCTCTATCCGGTGAAATGCTGGCGGTAAATCCTGAACAGATAGATGCATTGATAGAATTTCTGAAAGGGATCAGGACTGAGCACGCATACAGCCGGAGCAATCCGGTCTTTTTGTCATTTTTTGTAAATTATTTGTTCGTGGTTGTTCCACGTTGTTCACTGACAGGATCGGCATATTTTACCCGAACTGAATCATGAGTATTCTCGCCCGTGGTGCCAGGACGCTGGGGCCACTTTCCCGCCTGTTAATGTGCTCGCCAATATTCATTACCAGGCGGGAAAACGATCGGTGCGATTGCTGATTTCCTTATGAAAAACGGTTGAGTGTTTGCCGCGTCCTGGAGTTCCTTACTTAACCCCAGGACTTTTTTTATGCCGAGAATAATCGAATTACGCCAGCAGAAAACCGCCATTAAAAATCAGATGCGCGACATGCTGGAGAACGCGGAAAAAGAAAACCGCAGTCTTAACGATGCTGAGGGCGCAAAATTTGACGAATTACGCGCTAAAGCTGAATCCCTCGATAAAGACATTTCCCGCCTTGAAGCCATTGCAGACGAAGAGCGCAGCAAGCCAGGTAAAAGCAGTCAGACCACTGACCCCGCAGAACTACGCAACTACATTCTGACAGGTGAAACCCGCGCATTAAGTACAGGCGTTCCCGCTGATGGTGGTTATACCGTTATCCCTGAACTGAACACCGAAATCATGCGAATGCTGGCGGATGAATCCACCATGCGCCGCATCTGTACCGTGAAGAAAATCAGCAGCAACGAGTTTAAGCAGCTTGTTTCCGCTGGCGGTGCGACCGTTAACCACGGTGAAGAGGGTAAGGCACGCGAACAGACCAGCCCCCCGCAGATTAACGAGGTGAGCATTAAGCTGTATCCGGTCTATGCGTACCCGCGCACCACACAGGAAATCGTGGATTTTTCCGATGTGGACATCCTTTCATGGCTGACGGGTGAGATTGGCGACACCTTCACGGAAACCGAAGAAAGCGATCTGGTTGTGGGCGACGGTGACAAAAAAGCAAAAGGTTTTTTATCCGTACCCCGTGCAGAGAAGAACGACAAAGAGCGTGATTTTGGTACGTTGCAGGTAATTAAACCTTCCGAATCTCTGGCGTGGACATCTGCGGACCCGCTGATCGACCTGAAATTTGCATTACGTAAAAATAACCGCAAAAACGCGGTCTGGGTGGTTAACTCCACGACGGCGGCAAAACTTCAGAAGGTGAAGAACGCGAACGGTGATTATATCTGGCGCGACCGTTTACAGGCGGGTGATCCTGATACGTTGCTGGGCCTTCCGGTCGAATATCTGGAGTTTATGCCTGATAACGTTATTGCCCTGGGTGACTTCAAACGCGGTTACTACATTGTTGATCACGAAACAGGTGTTCGCACCAGACCGGACAACCTCACAGAGCCGGGCTTCATCAAAATTTTCACGCAGAAATATTTAGGCGGTGGCGTGGTGGATTCGAACGCGATCAAGATTCTGGAACTGCCACAGGACGACGATTAACAGCATACAGAAGGGGCTTAAAAGCCCCTTTAGTGTTTTATGGGTGAAAAATTATGAAGAGTATGGAAATCCGGTCATACGGAAATCACCACCAGCGCCAGCAACACGCTGACAGGCTACGTTGTTCGCTGGGATAAGCTTTCAGAGCTGCTATGGGGGGAGTTTTACGAAAAATTCCAGCGGGGAGCGTTTACTGAATGGCTTGCGGCGGGTAATGACGTTCGCGGCCTGTATGAGCATGACCACAGCATGTTGCTGGGGCGTACCCGTTCCGGCACGCTGAAACTGGAAGAGGACGAAACAGGGTTACGCTTTGAACTGACCCCACCGGATACCAGCACAGGGCGGGACGTTATCGAACTGGTTAAACGTGGTGATATATCCGGCATGAGCTTTGGCTTTCGTTCCCGTAAGGATGTATGGGATACCACAACAGATCCATGCGTGCGCACCGTGCTGGTTGCGGAACTGTACGAAATTACCGTCACATCCGTACCGGCTTACCCTGATTCCGGCGTGGAGCTGGCCCGCCGCTCCCTGTACGAGCAGCACCCCGAAAAAATGCCGCGTGCGGATAATCGCCGCTGGTGGGCGGATTTAGCGGGGGTGTGATATGTGGCCTTTTCAGAAGAAAAAAAAGAGCAGCGCTAGCATGACGCTTGATGAGTTTATGGCGCTGGCTGGCACATCGAACACGGGGGCGGGTGAGTACGTATCATCGGGGACAGCGGAATCACTGCCCGCCGTCATGAACGCCGTCACGGTCATCTCTGAGGCGGTGGCTACCATGCCGTGTTACCTGTACCTGGTACGCAATGAGAAGGGGAAGGAGGCCCGAGAGTGGCTTGATTCTCATCCGGTCGATCACATCCTCAACGAGCGCCCGAACGCATGGCAAACCCCCTACCAGTTTAAGCGAATGATGATCCGCCACTGCCTGTTAAACGGTAATGCTTATGCGGTGATTCAGTGGGGGCGTGATGGTTTTCCGGTGGCTTTACATCCTTACCCGCCGCAGTCGGTGAACGTTGAGCAGACAGGTGAGCATAACTGGCGCTACTGCATCACTGACGCCTACACCGGAAACACCCGCAACTATTTACCGTGGGAGGTTCTCCACCTTCGTTACTCCACGGATGACGGTTTTATGGGGCGCTCACCTGTAACCATCTGCCGCGAATCGCTGGGGCTTGGGCTGGCCCAACAACGCCACGGCGCGAGCGTGATGCGTGATGGCATGATGGCGGCAGGGGTTATCACGTCAGGCGAATGGCTGGACGGCGTGAAGGGCAAACAGGCATTAGCCGCACTGGAACGCTACAAAGGGGCCAGAAACGCCGGAAAAACGCCCATCCTTGAAGGGGGTATGAGCTATCAGCAGCTGGGCATGAGTAATCAGGATGCTGAATGGCTGGCCTCCCGTCGCTTCACCATTGAAGACATCGCCCGAATGTTCAACGTCTCGCCGATTTTTCTGCAGGAATACAGCAACAGCACCTATAGCAATTTCAGCGAGGCAAGCCGCGCATTTCTCACCATGACGATGCGCCCGTGGCTGGCGAACTTTGAGCAGCAGATAAAAAACGCCCTGCTGGTGGCCTCGCCTGTACCTGGTATCCGGTATCAGGTGGAGTTTGTACAGCGCGGACCTGTTACGGGCCACACCTGGCGAACGCTTTGCCACCTATGAACGCGGCATCAAATCCGGCGTTATGTGCCCGAACGAAGCCCGCGAACGTGAAGGGCTGTCCCGCGTGATGGTGGTGATGAGTTCAGCCAGGCATGGAAACAGGAAGTAAAAATCAGCGAGGGAGAAAAACCGGAATGAACATAGGGCGACTGCGTGACAGGGTAACGATTCAGACCCTGAAACAGACCAGGGATATAACCGGCGAAATACTCGAAACGTGGGTGGACGGTCACACACTCTGGGCAAGCGTGAACATGATCAGCAGCAAGGAGGCCATTTCATCGGGTGCAGAACTGGCGACTGGAACGGTAAGGATATGGATACGCTACAGGAAGGACATCAACGCCACCAGCCGGATAAAGGTCAATACGGGGCCGCTGGCGGGGCGTGTACTGAATATCATCGGGCAACCGCTGCCGGATGCCGCCAGGACACGCCTTGAAATTCTTTGTCGTGAGGGCGCGGAAAAATGACAGAAGAACTTATCACCCTGGAAGAAGTGAAACTCCATTGCCGCATCGATGGCGACGAGGAAGACCAGTTAATCAGCGGATACATTGCCGCATCGCTTGAGGCGTGCCAGATACATATAGGCAGGCGCTTTGATGACGGGCTGGAGTTCACGCCGGCCATAAAGATTGGCTGCATGATGTTTATCGCTCACCTGTACGAGAATCGCCAGCTGGTAGCGGATAACGCAAAAACACGCGTACCCATGACGATAGGCGCACTCTGGACGGCTTACCGTGATGTGGGGGTGTACTGATGCCGTGGCAACCATTAAGACGATGTACAGAACCAGGCTGTAACAGGCGCGTTAAGTCCGGCAAGTGTGAGGAGCACAGGCGGGCGGCATGGCGTGCAGAGGATGCCAGACGAGGACACCGCCGCGCGCGTGGGTACTCCAGACAGTGGGAAAAATACCGCGCCATGTATCTGAGTAAAACCCGTTATGCGTGCGATGCCTTGAGAAGGGGATATATACGCCCGCCGTGGTGGTGGATCACATTATCCCGATTAATGGCGGTGATGATGTTCTCTTCTGGCCCGAATGGAACCATCAGCCATTGTGCCAGGCGTGTCATAACCAGAAAACGAAGTGGCTTGATCCGGCAACAAAAAGCAAGCGTGCCGCAGGTGGATTTCGTGAAGAGGAAGAACGGGCCGCTAACCGCAATAACTGGATGTATGACGCTGATGAATGAGCGGGAACAAAACCGCCTTATCCGTGGACTTATAAGGCAGCGTGACGCATGGAAGACACAGGAAACAGGGCATAAAGATAAAGCGTCAGGACGCGCAGAACGCATCACAGCGAAGCGATTAACCGACCGTGACCGCGAGGTTATGGAATGTTTCCGCAATCGCTGATGAGGCTGTATGACGGGGTGGGGGGCGTTTTCAGGACAAACCCGACCCCGCCGGGCACCGAACGCCTCCTCAAATTTTTATGCACGGGAATTTTTTGAAAAATAATCTGGCGAAAAATAAGCATGGCAAGACCACCGAAAGCCCCCGCCTACCTGAATGACATCGCCGTGAAGCAGTGGCGGGAAAAATCGCGGCAGCTTGCGGAACGGGGAGACCTTACCCCCGCCGACTGGAGTAATCTGGAACTGTATTGCGTCAATTACTCGATATACCGGAAAGCCGTCGCAGACCTTGCGGCGCGCGGGTTCAGCATTGTTAACAGTCAGGGTGGCGAGAGCAGAAACCCCGCATTAAGCGCAAAATCCGACGCTGAAAGAGTGATGATAAAAATGGCCTCCTTGCTCGGTTTTGACCCGATAAGCCGCCGTAAAAATCCACCGGAAACAGAAGAAGAGGACGAGCTTGACCGCCTGGAATAAGTACGCAGAAGACGTAAAAACGGGCAAAATTCCGGCCTGTAAACGGCTGAAACAGGCCGTTAAACGGTACTTTTCGGACCTTGAAAGCCCCCTTTACACGTTCGATCGTGAGGTTGTGGAGCGGTTTATTGCCTTTTCCAGGGTGTGCCCGCACGTAAAAGGGCCGATGCGTGGCAGACCCATTGAGCTGGAGCCGTGGCAGCAGTTCGCCTTTGCGTGCATCCTCGGCTTTAAGGTTAAGGCCACCGGACGGCGCAAATACACGAGCGCCTTTATCGAAGTGCCGCGCAAAAATGCGAAATCCACGACCGCCGCGATTCTGGCTAACTGGTTTCTGATTATGGAGAACGGTCAGCAGGATATCTACACCGCAGCGGTGAGCCGTGACCAGGCGCGGATCGTCTTTGATGATGCGCGTCAGATGTGCCTTTTATCCCGACCGTTACGCAGGCGGGTGAATATTCAGGCGCATAAGGTGATACACCCGAAAAGCAACAGCCTGTTAAAGCCGCTGGCAGCAAAAGCGGCAACCATCGAGGGAACAAACCCCAGCCTTTCC